CCAGTTACATTATTAACTCTCAGTAAATTTCCCATTTCAAATGGAACTGTAGTATTTTTAATGTCCGCAGTATCTCTAGGTTTATCTACATCTATAATAGAAGTAGATACTTTTTCAATATCGTAACCTTGAACATATGCCTTTCCAGGTGATATTTTTAGTACTGCTAAACTTTCTGATGGAATATTTCCTTGATCTGTTGTTTCATTATTGAAAAAAGTCCCATCACTGCCTAATCTATCATTTAAAGATTCTTCTACATGTAAATCGAATTGATTTATAGTATAGTTGCCAGATTCGTCAAAAGTTCTCTCCGCAAGATAATCACGAATTCTATTATACTCAGTTTTGGTTGTAATTTTTTTAACTTTTCCATTTTTTACTCTAAGCAACTCTACAAAATCAGTATCATTTGTATCTGTTAGAGGTCTTTTTGTAAGTGATAAAGATATTTTTAATCTATCAGATCCTGGTGATGCATAATTTGTAAATCCTTTTGCATTATCAAATAAAGATTCATCTTCTTTTGCATTAATAATAGACTCATCAATTTTTAATCCAACTCTATAAGATGGAGTATTTGTATAATAATCTAAAATAATTGTCTGCTTTGAAACTTTTACAAAATAACCCCTTATAAAAAATATTCCTTCTCCAATTGACGACGAAGATCCAATGTCGGTTGAATCTGAACTAATTGAAGACGCAAAAGGTGATCCTGCACTTATAGTTGTATTTCCATAAACAACATTTTCATTTGCTGATAATAATTCTCCATCAATAAACTGCGAAAATTCAAAATTTTCATTTGATTTTAAATATTTTACATATAGAGTTATATCATCTACTTCATTACTTTCTGACGGAAAAACTACCTTTTGAATTTTGGCAGTAATTCCAGAAACTTGTCCAGATATAGTTTTTCCAACAAAATTCTTAATATATACCGATAAATCAACTCCAAATTGAGTCGTATTTACTTTAACGGAGTAGAATTGTCCATCGTATCCAATATTTCCAGGAACAACAATCGATCCTTCTTTAAAAATATGGTCCGCAAAATCTTCTACCTGATTTTGAAGTATAGATTGTAAAGTTGTTAGTTCTCTACTCTGAACAGGATATCCTGGTTTAAATAATACTTTTAAAAAATTTTTCGATGCATCAAAATCATCATAATATGGATTGATGTTTAAATTTGTTTTTTGCGACATTTTTCTTTAGAATTCCAGAATAATTTTGATGTCTTCTTTTTGCCTAGAGTCTCTTACAACAAGAGAACGATTGTCAATGTAAATAACATCTCCCGTGTTTTTATTTATCTCAGGATCGGCAACCCCTCCCGTGAAAGTTACTCCCAAATTAATTACTTTAGATCCAATTGTAGTTGTAATTCCAGTGAAATTTGTATCAACTGCTGCTGTAAAAGTTCCATCAGAAATTGTATTTGTTGTTGAGGCAAAACTTACAACATTTGCTTTATTAGTAACATCATTTCTGTCAGTTTGATCAAAAGTATTACCAAAGTTTAAAGATCTATCTTGATAATATTTCAATACATTAGTCTCAGCATCATATGACGCTACATATCCTCTTGCAGTGCCAATTGAAGTAGACTGCTCAATTTTACCTCCAACAGTTGGACTATCACTAAAATCTGATGTTAATTTAATTGCCCCTAATGATGAATAATCACTTGCATTATAAAGAGACGCAGAATTGTATTTTTCTGGATTTTTTATAATTCCTACCTGAGAAAATTTAGTATCTGTTGGAAAATCTCTCGTAGAATCATCAAATCTAGAATATGCAAGAACTTTATCTGAACCCAATTCCTCATATATGTTATATCCATGACCTCTTGATGGGGGTATTATTGGGATTAGTTTTGCTGGATTTGAAATGGTATCTGTTGCTCCATGCCCAAAATCAACAATTCCAAATGTATACCCACTACCACCAGAAACAACTGTTGTTTTGGTAATAGTTCCAGATGTATTAACTTCTATGTTTACTTTTGCTCCTGATCCATCACCTTTAATATCATAAGTACCTGCCGCATAAACACCACTTCCACCATTCTCAATATACACATATTTTATTTGATTATTATTGATATTAGAATCTCCAGAATCTCTTACAGACTGAATTTGAAAATTATCTGACGTTAACCAACCACTAGGAAGAACAATATATTCTGTGGAATCAAATTTGATAATATCGGATGGTGATATAGTAAACAAATACTTCCAAAGATATCCATCTCCACTTATTCCTGCAGAAGATACTTCTAAATCTGTAAATGTTGGTTGGTCCTGAGATGTATTTCCATTTAACTTTGATGTTCCTCCAATATCACCATGAGATCCATTATAGATGCATATATAAACTTTAAAGTCACTATTAACAATATAATAATTACTATCATAAAGTCTTGCACTTTGTGAAATAGGTGCTAAATTTGAAACACTATAATCATGACGATACATTTCATATCTATTATTTGAAACCCAATTAACCTTTTTTACAACTCTTCTAATATTTGAACTAGTTAATTTTTTTCCAAATAATGCGGTATTTCTATAATGACTCAAATACTGTTGATTATCAATTGGACTTGGGGGGTTTGATGGGATATTTCCCCATGACGAAGTTCTGCCAAATCCTACAGGAGTGGATGTTGTTCCGGGATTTGAAAGTCCCAAAAATACATAATAATTATTGTCAGCACTTAAGACAGACTCTACAAAATTATTAGCATTAGCAATTCTAAATTGATCTGTTACTATAGCAGACATATTACACAGTTTTTTAAATATTTATATGGGTTAATTATTTTTTGTGTCGGGAAGTGCTCCTGTCAATCTAATACCTTCACCTCTTCTCTGAATTGTTGGGAAAGTTGACAATCCAACATCAACAGTTTTTCCGGAAACTCCAATAGAAATTGGAGCAGAAGATCTGGTAATTGTAGTAAATAATCCCCAAGAAAATTCGCCAACATAATCTCCATCAGTGGAAAGTCCTGTTATATCAGTTCCAGAGTCTATATTGCAAGTAACGATACCAACAAAATCACCAGCACGGCTCAATTGGTTAATATAGTAAATATTATCTAAGAATGTAGTTCCAATACCAACTACAGCAGCATTTGAACTATCCACCGATGTAACACCAAATCCAATCATAGTGTCCTTAACAAATATTGGATATCCAACTTCTAGATCATTTCCAAAATTTGTTGTTCCCATATCAAGGAAAAACTTAAGTGCTAGTGGATGTCCACCAGATCCGGAAGTAGTTCCTATTCCAGTTATAATTCCAGAAAATCCTTTAATAAATTTAATTTGATTAAGATTTTCAATATTTGAATCTGGTAAAGGTGTGATTGTTATAGGATTTGTAGTATATCCAAATCCGGGATTTGTTATTGTAGTTCCAGTAATTACTCCATTAGTGACTGTTCCTGTAGCCTGAGCAGTAGTTCCAATACCAACACCAATTTGGAGTGGTGATTGGAACTTGATATTCACTGTCGATCCTACATATCCATTTCCACCATCTACAATTGTGAGTGAAGAAATTTTTCCACCACCAATGGATGCAGTGATATTAGCAGGGGAGGGATCTACTTTACCATCAACAATAATGCCTGCTACATTGTTATATGGGCCAGAAGCAGTTAAATCATAACCAAAATTACTTATATTATCAACAAAAATTCTGGAATCAGAAGTTGTAATGTCTTTAATAATTTTTGCGGTTGGATAAATTTGAGCAATCGTAGATTGTCTTGTCTTGTAAATAAACTCTCCATTAATTATTCTATCAGTTTTTTGTTTTGTCCATGATATTGGTTTATGATTGACTTGATCAATACCTCGATCTACATACAAACTTGTCTCAAATTTGTCTGAAAAAGATATATCAAAAATTGTTCTTTGATCTTGAGTAATGGTTTCTATAATAGAATCATTTTTGAATACTTTAACATCATCACCTTTTTCTAATGTTGGAAGGACATTATTTACCTGTATGTCATCTATACCTCTAGTTCCTCTATAGTAGAAAATATCAATTTGATCTTCTGGTTTTGGTGGAACAGTAAATGCGAATGAAGTACCTCCATCAAATACATAAGAAACACCAGGATCTTGAATAGTACCATTCATAATAATGATCAATACATTTTGAAGTTCTATTACAGAATTTTCAGGTTTTTCGAAACTCAATACTGATCCATTATATTTAAGTGGGAATCTTATTCTAACTCCATCTTGAAAATTCTTAACAGAATCAATATAATCAAGTTCTCCAAATTGCCATGAACCAAAATTATCACTAAAAGTTTCTAATACTGTAAACTCATATTCCGAAATAGGAGATGTTAAATTTTTATCAACAACAAGTCCGACTGGTTTGAATACATCACCCTTTCTAAATGAATATCCAGATCTTATTATAGAGAAATTTTTAACTTCAAAATAAGTTGATCCAATACCTGTTACAGAACTTTCATTAACATCAATATTCAATAACAATCCAATTCCGGTATCAGTCGTTGCTCCAACACCGACTCTAGAAACACCTACCACTTCAAGATTTTCATATGTTGGTTCGGAAACAAATATTTCTGGATTATTATATCCAGTTCCTCCAGCACTAACATTAAATGATAATGTTCCACCGGCACCAACAGATGCTGTTATTACAGCAACATCTCCAATATGATTATTTTCGTGAACACTTATCCCAATTGATACTATTCCATTATATCCAGAACCATTATTATCAGAAATTCCAAGTCCAACAGATACAATTGAACCACCAGCACCAACGACAGCAGTAACTGCTGCACCAGCAAGAGGTGCGTATCCAAGTCCTCCAGTTGATCCCAAAGAAACAATAAGTCCTCCTCTAGGAATTTGATTTTGATTTACGTCAGATTCAGAAATCAAAATACTATTAGGATTAGTTATATCTGATCTAATACCACTGAATATAATAGATGATATTCCCGTAGGTGATGTTTGTTCAATAATACGGAAATTATTTTCTGGATTATTTTCAGTTGTTGGGGTTTGAAATATTCCATTAATAAATACGAGTCCATTTCCACCAATTGTTCCGACACCACTAGTATTTGCTCCACCAACAGTGAGTGTAAATGTTCTACCAATTCCATTGAATCCATCAGAAATGTCATCATAAACTTCATTTGTAGTATAATCCTTCCTAAGAAATACTCTACCAGTAAAGTCTGATGTTTCAAATATTAAATTGTTATTAGTTCTCGTAATATTGGAATTTCCTCTAGGTGATTTTGTAAAGAAAATACTATCATCAACAATATTATAAGATCCTTTGTAAATTATGGATGATGTACTGTCTGTATGAGATGTTGCAGATGATCCAATAAATCCTCTCTCAACTTCTACCAATTTTTGAGATCCTATATTTGTTATTGGTCCAGTGTTTGAAGTTCCGAAACCAACATTGATAATTTTCATATATTCATTATCAATTCTCAATATATCAAGAGGAGATATGGTAGAAATGCCACTTAAAGCAAAAATAGTTGCTCCTATTGAAATGCTTCCGCCATTTCCAGATAAATCTTGTGAAATTTTAGTGAAAGCAATTGGATACTGAACAATATTATCTATAGTGACGATAGCCTTTTCATTTTTCTTTGCCATCGCAAATATGTGAGCATTTCCTTCACCTACAGATGTAAATGTAACTGCTGATCCTGCTTTAGTTGTTGATATTGAAAAACTATCATCAGTATTAACAATCGCAAAAACTTGTGAAGGAAGTTCTTCATTTACAGAACCATTTTTATACATCATTGGAGTTGATCCAATACCGATAAAAGTTGATTTTGGAGTGTATATCAATTCTTCATTATTACTAAAGAAATGATTATCGATTGAAAATTTGCCTGTTGAAAGATCGAGAGTATCACTATCTGATGGATTAAACGATTTTGCAAAAATTGGAGTAGTATTTGATTTCAATACAAAATCACTCTTATTGATTCTACTTCCATTAATTGCTAGATATGAGGAAGTATTTACAGTTTCAATAGAGTTTCCATATAAAAGATTTGGTGCCTGATTAATAAGATCAACCGTAGTATATAAACATTCACTAAAAGAATTAATTTTTATATCTCCAGTAAAGTTAGGATCTGGATAAAACTTAACTAAAACATCATCCCCGGAATATTCTCCTCCAAAAGTTCCTACTCCTAGTGGAGTGGACTCTCCACTTGTACTTCCTATTGATAGTAATGAATATTGTTGAATGTAAATATCAGTAGTATCTTGAACCATCATAATTTGATGGATTGATTTTGTAGATCCAATACTAACTTCAACTAAAGATCTTGCAGAATCAAAAATGTTTTTATTTAAAATTAGGAACGAGGTAGAAACACCAGAAGTTGTTGCAGAAAAACCCGATTCATAAATT